CCATGGTTCCCGCAAGGAGCTGCGGGACTGTACACATGATGATTCCTCACCACAATTATATTGGAATCAGTTCAGCTGGGGTGCATCGCAAAAGGTAGCTGAAGGACCTCTTCGCCATCGGCGGATTATGCTATTTTGTTTCACCATTTCCCTGAATTTATCAGTTGGACGACTGACGCCATGGTAGGTATATTCATTTTTCTTTTGTTATGAAACTATGCAATTTTTAAAGCGTGCTGTGGGGCACTACAACTACTAGGGCTCACTGACCTATTTCAGTGGCGCGACACATTAACCATTTTACGCATTACGAATCCTAGCTTGCCCATTCTTAGCCCTCCTGCCCATCAACGCGGCAGCAACTGCTGGTCCGTTTCTGATCGCTTGGCCGACCGCGCGGCCGGCTGCTCTCCTTAGTTCATCCTTAGCCTTGTCAAGCATAGGCTTGACATCGTCATACCATCCTTTAGGCTTCCTGCGTGGCTCGGCATTCTTCTGTTTCGGTTTGCGTGACTTCTGTGAAGGCTTGGGAGCCTCTTTGGTGCCCAACCAACCTGTGGTGTTACGGTCCAAAGCATATGGTCCTCGCCTCGGCACAAACTCATGAGCCTCCGCCTTCTCCATGAAGTTCAGCAATGCAGAATTAGATCCATGTGGGAGCCGCTTCTTGCTTGCTGACAGAAATGAAGTGGGGGTAGGCAAGTACTGCACCTTCAAGTCGAACTCAAAAACAAAAGTGAGCGCAGAAAGACTGGATGCGGTGTTATCTATATAGATGACGATAGGCTTCCAGTTTAGCTCAGACACATCTGAAGGCTGCCCAGTAATGGTATTGTAACAAATACCCTCCCAAGTTCCTGGGGAATTAGCAGCATTGTACAGAGATTCCGATACTGACCCGAAATAAAATGCCTTGTTACTGTTGATAGTGCTTTGTATGCACTGGCCAGACACAAAGTCACCAGCGCTCCTGGCTTCTGAACTCACCGTCACAGACGCCACAACATTAGTAAATGTTGTATTGCTGTTTGGTTTGTCCACTGGGTCCATCAACCTCTTGGCATAAATGGGCTGGCCAATATTGGCCAGTGGTGTAGTGCAGACGACTGAAGTGCACAAATCTGCCCAACGCGACGACAGGGAGTGTGTGTTGGTCATGGACCCTCCCGCCGAACATGCCGCCGCAGCAGATGTGCAAAAGCTCGGCGTGACATTAATCGCCGCCGCCACAACACCAGCAGTACGTGTATAAATCTGAGCCACCGTTGAAAACGCTGGATATATGATGACAAGAGCATCCGAAGACGCTGGAACAGAAACAATGCTCGTTGGGGTAGCAGCGAGTTCATAAACTGAACCAACATGCTCTGATTTCATAACAGGCGCCATACTGTACAAACGCCGCGATACTTACGCTGATCACTTGGCCTATGTGAAACTATGCCATACACGACTTATGCGTGTATCCCCTGTGACACCAATTCTAGCAGGCTTGTGATGTTGGGCGAATATTTTGTGTCATCGATTTAACCCAACACCGCCATCCGTAATCATTTTCCTGTTACTCCCTGCCCAACTACGTGGCCTCCTTGGCAATACACCACGCAACCAGGATAGACCATAATAATCCAGTAGACGGGTTGCTCTCGCGTTCGTGGATTACATGACCTCTATAACCAGCGACACAGGGCCAAAATGGCCTCGGGCATCGTTATTAGGTTTCATTCCTGAACACTGGTGTTGTGCTCAGTCCTCTCGATGCTACTCCGGAGATGACTAGGACATGTCAGTGGAGTTTGTCGTTTTGGGGAGATCAGCTCGTCAATTTAAGGGTCGGCACCCACCTTGCCAGGGCATGACGCGGCCTTCACCTCAGGCTTGCAAAGCCACCAGGCTCAGGCCCTGCACGGGGATGCAGGGCTTGGAAGAATAAGGCGAGGTATACCTGTGCTGGTTCTCACAGGCGTGGTAGCTCAGCGGACTGAGCGGCAATGTCCATGGAACGCTACCACAATGCAGAGTCTAAGTGTGAAACATAACGAAAAGGTGTGCCCGGCGGAACTAAAATGTTTTCTCCGTTCCGGGCAGCTCTGGCCGCCGTAGCGGATAGTGCTGCTATAAATAATAATAATATAACCCTCTGCAAACCCTCTCTCACGTGACTGAAGAAGTCACGCCCAGCGTAAAAATAAATATTTATACCTACGTGTGAAACTAGGGTGAAACGGTGGTGAAACAGTGGTGAAACTAGATCCAGGAGGGAGGCACGTGCGCCAACCACTCCTCTGCCCCCGGCAAAGCACAGACGTCGAGTGTCATGTGTGCCGCTACGAAATCCTCGAGCTGCTCTTGGGTCACATCGTACCCAAACTCCTTGAGCAGCTCCAAGTCACTGTGTTGTTGGCCATTCCTCTTGACAGCAATCTGAAATTCCACACCGTCGGCATCCAGTCCATCGCATCGCATCTGCTCATCATGGCAGAGCTCGATCTTGGACTTTACACCATCTTGCTTGGTGAGGTTCCCGATGTACATCATCTGGGCGTCAACGATACATTGCAAAATGCCTGCCCACTCATAAGCTCGGCTAAGGCATTTTGCTGCTGCCAGGTTCTTCACCCCGGCAACATTCCCATCATTGTACGCTTTGATGGCACTGCTGCTGCATGTTACTCCATGGTTCGAGATGAACCTTTTGAGGTCAGGCATAATCTTGGAAGTGGGACCATTCTTGTCGACCAGGACGTGAATCCCAGCAAACAACATCTTGTCCCCAGGGGCGCGATGTTCCAACACCATGTTAAAACCGCACCTCTCCCAAAACTTGATGATATCATCATCATGACTGCGGAGAGGCACATGTTTGCCCTCCTTGTCTTTCGCAGTCGTTGCTAGACCTGAGTCATCGCCTTCGAAACCTGACATCAGCCATCTGATATGGCCCCAAATGTCTTCTGCATTTCGCCTGTCTGGGTTCAGAAACACTGACGCCCTGGCTCCATAAATGCAGACGTGCCATAGGACCAGATTGATCCAAAAATTTAAGCACGAGGTTCCTCGATGACCACTCCTTCTAATGGAGTCGATTTTCAACTTCAGCTTCTCCGGCCAATCTAGAGTGGCCTTTTTGCCTGAGTTGAAAACCCACGCAGTCAGGGATTTCTTGCTGTTTATCTTCTCATGAGATTTCACCCATTCTTCGGGGATGATGAAATTATCCATGAGGACGTAGCCAATCCACTTCATGACTGGATTTTCGATGAGCTCTCTGAGCTCTAGGCTGCAACATGTATCCCAGGCGCTGCCGTCTCCTTCCAGGCAGTCCACGGTGTCCATTTTCCGTCTCATTGCACCAAAAACCTTCAGCACGGCGTCGAGTTTTGCTCCGCCCTTGATGCTGTTGGTCTTGAATGCTGCGCGTGAGAACAAAAGGTCCTCAAAGCACTTCACGACGATAAATGCCATCACCTGACCTGCATCGCCATCTGCTATTAGAAGCCTGGGGGCTTTGCCAGCACCGCTGGCATCACCGGCCATAGCTTCAGCCTTGATGTTGAATGACAGGTTAAAACTGGGATCTAGCGTAAGCGCTAGTTGTTCGATGGCTTTCCGCAGCCTTTCGGGGCTCCACTTTTTGCTCGCAATGAGCGAAAGATCATGAAGGTTCGCAAGCGCCCATTCAATGATCAGTTCCTTGCTAAATATCGCGTCCTTCCCGAAACATGCATTCCTCACGAAAGTCGTAAGGTTTGCGAT